GAGATAGAAGTGGCGTAGAGCCTGGGTACTTTTGGTGTGAATGGTTTGACGGTGATCAATATTCAATATCTTATAAAGCTTCTGACTGGTTTTCTTACGACCAAATCTCCTGCTACAAAGCCGAACGAGACGTCGATCGACTCTTCCGCTTTAAACGATGGACACGATCAGAACACAGGTTCGTCATTCCATTCTCGATCGAAGAAGAGATAATGATGTCGAGTGTCGAGGTGGTCAACATCGAGACGATAGGCGACAAGGTGATCGAGATCCACTTTCGAGACACACCAGATCCAGACTTTAACGAGTTGATTCCTGTTTGGTCAGACGAGCAAGAAGTAGTTGACATTTATGGAGAAATGGGTTATAGTTTCATAGAAGCGCCCGACAATTCAAACGGCCATCTAACCGTCCAAAGGTTAGGCTTCATGGTAAAATAGGAGTACACATGCTTATAAGCACTTATTTCAAAGAGAACGCAAACTCTGCCAGAGCAGAGGTGCTACGAAACGAAGCTGGAGAATACTACTACATCGACTATTACGATGCTGGCGGTAACAAGTTCCACACAGAAACATTCCCTGGAAAAGCCCAAATTTATGTCGAGAATGCGGCAGAAAACTGGACTCTAGGTATCAAGGTATTGCACGGCTAATGGAAGTAGAACTGACGGCGGAAAGTATTCTTCGTGAAGTCAGTAAATATGTGAATGAAGAAGTGTCATACATTGATGCCCTTGTACACTATGCTGATATTCACGGGATTGAAGTAGAAGTAATTGGCGACATAGTTCGTCGCAGCCAAATCATGAAATCAAAAGTTCATGAAGATGCTGAGAAACTCAATTTAGTAGCAAAAACTCAGAGGTTACCGATCTAATGTCGATCTATTCAACGCAGGATGCATTTGCAATTTACATCTATTATCTTGCGTTGAAAAGACACTTCACAACAGATTATGACTTCTTTAAGTACAACGGCAAGGTGAAGTCCTCGCAGCAAGCGTTCGAGAACCGTAAAGATAAGTTCTTCTTCTACAAGCTCTCGAGACGTAAAGATGCGAAGGAGTTCATCCTTGCCAACATGATCGCCGAACCCACGTTGTGGATAGGTGATGTGCTCGACAATGAACGAGCAGAAGAGATCTTTCAAGAGTGGACAAAGCGTCAGCAGTCTTTGTCACAAGTGTTCAAGAATGATCTTTCTGAATTGAACCCAGACTTCAATTCAAACCTCCTCGTGAAGGATGGTCAGTATCCGTATCTGCTGAAACTTTATAACATGAGAAGAGTCAACACCGAAACTCTTGTGATCATCGACGACCTTGTAGGAAATTTTTCTTACTGGGAGAAGAAAATTGCGGATCCTATCATCTTTCCGAGTATAAATAGACTTGTCAGCAAGGTAAGACCTTTCATTCAGTACGAACGTGCAAAGATGAAGTCAATACTTGTTGAACAGTTCAAATCGCAACAAGCCGCATAATTCGCAAAAATCGTAAAGGAAATACTATGTCGTATCTAGACAAACTCAAATCCAACCGTTCGTCTTCTTTTGACAAGCTCAACTCACAGCTTCAGAAGACCGTTGGTGGCCAATCCAAAAATGGTGATGAAAAATACTGGAAACCCGATGTCGATAAGGCAGGTAACGGGTACGCAATCTTGCGCTTTCTTCCAGCACCCGAAGGTGAAGACTATCCGTTCGTCAAGATGATTGACCACGGCTTCCAAGGTCCGGGTGGTTGGTATATCGAAAACTCTCTGGCAACCATCGGTCAAGAAGACCCGGTTTCGGAGTTTAACTCGAAGCTTTGGAACGCAAGTTCCGACGACGAATCGCCAGAGCGTAAGCAGGTGCGTAAGCAAAAGCGTCGTACGAGCTTCACCTCCAACGTCTATGTCGTACACGACTCCTCAAACCCTGAAAACGAGGGTAAGGTGTTCTTGTTCAAGTACGGCAAGATGATCATGGAAAAGCTTCAGGAAGCCATGAACCCACAGTATGACGGTGAAGAAAAGGTTAATCCCTTTGACATGTGGGAAGGTGCAGACTTCAAACTGAAGATCCGTAACAAGGAAGGCTATCGTAACTACGATCGTTCCGAGTTTGCGAAACCCGCTCCTATCGCTAACTCGAGCGGTAAAGCACTTAGCGATACAGAACTTGAGTCGGTTGTCGGCTCGATGCATTCGCTGAAAGAGATCGTCGATCCTAAAAACTTCAAGACGTATGACGAACTGAAAGCCAAGCTTTACAAGGTTCTCGCTCTTGATGGCAGTGCACACGCACCCATGAAATCCACTGCCGAGGATGACGACACGGAGATGGACTTCACTCCGAAGTTCAAGGAGCGTCCTGCACCTAAGTTGGAAGAAGCTCCATCTCCTGCTTTTAAACCAAGTATGGATGATGACGAGGATACTCTCGACTTCTTCAAAAGCCTTGCAGCTGAAGAATAAGTTAACCATAAATATCTGAAGATGGAAGGGCTCCTCACGGGGCCCTTTTCCTTATCGGAGGATATTATGGCAACGAAGAGAACTACAAGAACTATCGGCAATCGTCGATACACCACGACAACGAATGGTAGTAAGACTACGAGGTCTGAAAGTTCGGCTAAAAAGACTAAACCAGGTCAAACCAGAATTACCACAACAAACACAGATGGTAAAGTTAACACGATTCGAACCACGAATCTGGGTAATGGTTGGTATGAACGGACATCTTCTAATGCAACTGACGCGAAACGTCAGCGCTCTGAAAAAGCTAATCGTAAGATGTGGAAAAATCTTTCAAATGCACTCGGTAATTTACCGATAGAGCCTCAGCAGAAGATAGAAGGAGGCGGTTTTATTCCGATGCTCCTTCTATGCGTGATTATCAGCACAATTCTCATTCTGTTTAAAGGTTAGGGCAAGTAAGCTCCGTCTAAAGCTGCACCTTGGTTGGAGTAGTAGTTTATCGTCTGATTTGCGTTTGTGTTTGTGGTGTTTCCTCCACTACGCGCATCGATATTCGCTGCTGCCGATGTTGCGGCTGCCTCACGTGCTGCAGCTTCTTCAGCTGCACGTTGAACCCTACTCTCCTGTAAAGCTTTCTTTTCGGCTTCTGTGTTGAGCATGATTTGTTTTTGAACGGCTTCTGCGCCTCTAGCGGTGTCGTCAACCGCTCTTCTGGCATTTGCAACCATCTCATCGTCGACTAGATAACCACCAACCGTAGTTCCCTTCAGGTATTCGAGTACGCTTAGGTAGATCCTATCGCCAAGTCCGCCGACCCAGAATGCGAATGCTGCCATCCCTGAAAGTAACTTACCCTTGGTTTCGACCCACATATCTTGGAAATATTCAACGATTCGTCCAGGAAGAGCGCTGATCCAATCTACGACTGCAGTAAACATCTCACTGAAGCTGAAGCTATCAAGCCACTTAGAGGCGTTCTCAAACCCAAATAGACTTGCTGCCCAAGACACGAGATCTTTGAGTAGGTCGAGAGGTTTCATAACCATCAGTTGGAAATATTCGACTATCGTGGTACCGATGCCAGACCATACACCGCCAGTCTTAAACGATTCCAATATGGCGTAAAACGAATCGGTCAGGGAAGTAAATAGATCACCGACCAGGGTAAACACTCCGCTGACCAGTTGAGAGAATAGATCGGAGAAGCTAAAGCTATCGAGGGTTTCTGCAGCATTATCAAAGCCAAGTTTACTGAGAATCCACGACGCTACGTTTTTGATTAGATCCAGTGGGCCAAACACGAGTGAGTTGAAGAATCCAGTGATAGTACCTTCAAGCGCACCCAGGACTCCACCTTCTGCGTAACCATCCATCATACCTTTGATGGTATCAAAAAGTGTCATGATGATCGTAAGTGGAAGGAACAGTTTACCTACGACACCACTTACACTCTTAACGATTCCCAACAACCCTTTGAAGTACTTCGCGATCCCTGAAACCGTTTCACCGAACCCCAGAACGTTTTTGACGATGTTGAATATCGTCTTCCCTGCTTCCATGAATGGTTTGGCAATATACATGATACCGTTTTTAATGGCCAACAACGGTCCATCAAGACCGAGTATTGCCGTCTTTATACCGTTTATCGTGTTACTACCCATCGTGCGAAAGTTTCGAATGACTTTCATGATGCTAGAGCCGACTTCTTCAATAGCAGTTAAAATCTTCTTCGGTGTAAAGAACTTGATCGCGCTGATCCAACCCTTGAACATGCCAATCAAACCACCAAGTGCGCCTGCACCAAGGGTAGCAAGTAGTCCAATATTTGCTGGACCACCTCCGGTTCTGTTATCTGCCGGGTTTGGTCCCCCACCACCAGCGCCATCGGCTCCGGCCGGATTGCCTAGAGCAGCTAATGCGGCTAATCGTTCAGCATCATCGATAAAATCTTCTAAGACCGAAGTTTGCCCCATCATTACACCAACCAAATCTTCCATTGTGTCGTTAATGTGCATTAATATGATGTTGGTGACTTTAATCGAATTCGTGCCGGTGTTGCGGGTCAGTTGGCCCTCGGCCTTGATTCTATCTATTAGGTCGGCAATTGAGTTGTCGTCTGCCATTACTTATTTTCCTTCTGAGACTCGATAAAGTCTATTAGCATCGCATAGTAAATATCTCGTTCAAATGGAATGAGGTTTTCAATCTCGCTTATCTGATATTTATGGTGTTGAGCCAAACCGAACACGATCTTATAGTAAAGTTGTAGGGTGATATGACTCAACGTTAGATAAAAAAAGTCTCCATGCCTTGAGCGACAAAGGTCTTCTCTTTACCAGTCTTGTCGATATACTTTTTTTCGTAACGCATGACCGGAATCGTGTCGAAGAACTTCTTAATCTTCATGACGATGTCCGAACTTAGTGACTCAATGAAGTCGTTTACTTCCTTTTCGGTGAAGTCTTCAAACTTGAATACCTGATCGCCTTGAGCAATTACGCCGATGCACTCTCTCATCATGGACGTGATCGACTCCGAGTCAGCCTTTTCCCCGTCTTCGTCATCTTGCTTCAGCGTTTCAAGGTATGAGATCGATGGGTACTTCATCTGAAACACGATGTCGTCCGTGACTTTGATGACCTTGTTGTGTTCATCGAACCGCTTAATCTCAACATCGTTGATGTTGATCGTAAGTTCTACTTTCTCTCCAGTGTCCGGATCCTTTACCCCGAACGTAATCTCGTCGTTTACCGACTTGGCGCGGATGTTGAGTAGGACGTACTGAAGGTCGAATATGGCGAGTGTTTCCACGTCGACGTCTTGCATACAGTTTCCAAGAACCTGCTTGATCGCCAGGACGACCTGTTTAACGTCCTTTGATTCCTGGGCGATGAGAAGAATCTTTTCTTCCTTCACGGTGAATGGGCGATACTTGATCTTCTTGCCGGTTGACGGCAGTACAAGTTCAAATAGCGGTAAATCAATTTTAGGTAGTGCCATTTATGACTCCATTATAATGCATTGAATATGGTATTCACATTCGTAATTTGGTTGATTGCGTCTTGGATATTTGTCGGTCTTTGAAGCTGGTTGATTGCCTGACCAAAGCCATTGATGGCTGAGATGTAGGACATGAATCCGTTGTTGCCGTTTGTGGTTGCACGAACCTGACCAAGCTCAAGGGCTTCAACCTTAAACTTATCATACTCGAAACTAACAGGCAAAGTCATAATCTCGGTGTCGTTCCCCCAGTCAATATCGATGGTTCCTAGAACCGTAGGAAACACGTTACCGAACTTATAGTAGTAGACCTTACTCGCGTCGTTACCCGAATAAATCAGAATCTCCATCGTTGCAGCATAGTCTTCCTTGTAGGCAAACTCATATGGAAGTTTTCCCTGCGGATCTTCTTGGTCGTGGCCATCGTACGTGTTGAAGTTCATGACGCCCTGCATCCAACGCTGAAAGAACTTCATCGTGCCGAAGTCGCTATCCATCATGAAGATGCAGTTGAGTGGGCCATGCACAAAATTATCTGGTCGGTGTTCCACTTTACCAAAACCGTATGGGCGTATCTCTTGCGTGGTAAATGATAACTCAGGGAGACTCATCGTTCTGCACAGGAAAGTTAACTCTCGGGTGCTGATGTTTTGCTCAAGAAACTTCATCGTAGACGGTAAAGTGATTTGTGCCATCGCAAGGTTGTTTTTAGCCAACCCGCGATTTGCTATTTGTGCTTTGAATTCGCTTAGATTGAATGCCATCTCTTGACCTTAATTATAGTTCTTTTTAGAATCAGCCCAGACTTTCTCTTTGCTGATTCTCTTACCGTTAGACTGGAATCTTTCAAGAGGAAGAAACAACGCCATGTCCCACTCGGCAGGATAGATATACAAGAATCTACTCGCTAAATGATCTGACAAATAATGCTTAACCGTTGGTTTAAAGTAACGAAACTTTGACGCACCGTCCAACAGTTTATAGTTCATCTTCAGTTTGGTTGTCTCGTCGTACGCGGTGTTGTTAGTTACGTCGTATAACGCATCCATTAGTTTGGCTCTTGCCTGTAACGGAAGGTAGTGCATGTTGAGACCCAAGAAACCACCTGGAACTTTCTTAAATGGAAATACCAAAGGCATCACGTCCCAGTATGGGAGTTCGGCTTTGTACTTTGCATTGTATCGGAACATGTACATGTTGCCTACACGCATCGTATTAGAAAAGCGATCCTTATCGGCCGTTTTCAGAAAGGTGGTTTCGTTTATGTTGGTGTGTTCTTTGGCAGCGTTGCGGTACCAATCGCGTGCACCTTGTGTAAGAGCCGGGATTTTTCCCGCCCTAACACCCTTTGCCAACATGGTATCGAATATCATAGCCATCTGTTACTTTCCGAATAGTTGTTTTTCTGTCATAATCTGGAACGTCCATCCACGGTCTAAGCAATACTCTTGTGCTGCTTTCCATTTCGCCTCGTTCGTACCCCAGGTTTTTACCTCGTTTAGGTACCTTCTACTTAGGTTTCCCTTTGCGGTGAGTTTGTTGCCTGGATTCGGCGGGCGGGTCTGTGCGTCTGGCTTAATCTCAATCAGAATCTTTTGTTTCTTACCATCTATATTTATCTGTTCCACATAAACGTCCGGGTAATAGCGATGCCATCTTCCGTCGATTGGACTCTTGTATGGAATAATCGTCTCTTCGCTTGCCCACTTCAACACGTTAGGATGCGCATCTAAATAACTGAATAGGCGCAACTCCCAACTCGAACGATATACGATTCCGGTCGGGTCTCCTAGGTATTTTCCTGGATTGTTTGGTTTGAAGTAACCTTGGTGATATGTAGCCATCGACTTCCCATATAAATATTGTTGGTACCGCTTATTTATAGGACGATCATGACATTAGGATTAATCACACCGGTTGATTCTATTATGCAAAATAATAGAAGAAACAACACTGAAGTATCATCCCTCAGATTCCCACAGGATCTGGGCGCACATGCCATGATCTTGAACTTTAAAGACTACACGTACGGCGGTGGAACCGTTCAAAACAGCGTCACGAGCGGATCTATCGCTCTACCACTTCCAAAGGCTCTGCAAGATACCTATTCGCCAAACATCAAGGACGTAGAGCTTGGAATTACCGGTGCGGCAACAGCCGACATCGCAAGCGCTATGATCAATGGCCCGAATCCGGGTAGAGTCAGCATCGACGACATCATGCAACAGAATAATAATTTTGGAACGGTTGCATCAAATGCCGGAGCGGCTCTTAGATACTTCACCCGCGCTGGCCTAGGCACGATTGCACCGGAAGTTGGTATGGGAATCGACGCAGCTGTAGGTACCGCGGTTAACCCACAACAGACCATCCTATTCGACGGTGTCGCGTTGAAAAGCTTTACGTTCGAATGGTCGTTCTCACCAAAGAACGCCTCTGAGAGCGAGACCCTTCGTAAGATCATCAACACGATCAGAGCGGCATCATTGCCCGCATACGCAAGTCCATTTGGTGCCGCACCAAACACCGGTACGTCGATAAGTCGTGGCCTTCTCAAGTTTCCAAAGATGGTTGACATCATATTGGTTGGCGTCGACTCGTCCTACTTTGTTCAATACAAAACCGGCATGATTACACAGTTTACCGTTGACTACACTCCAAATGGTGTTGCGGTATACCGAGGTGAAACCGGGGCAAGACCTTCGTTTGTAAACTTCTCAATCTCCATGAAGGAAGCTGCGATCCACACAAGAGACGACTACACGGGTCCAGAGTCTAGCAACATCACCACCGGTGGTGCAGGCGGAAGAAACGGCTTTTAAGGAATAACATATGTCCAAATATTTCGAATACTTCCCAAAGGTTACCTACCGAGACATGTCTGTGACCGACATCACACGTAGGGTAAAGATAAAAGACGACTTACTTGCCGATCCATACGCATTCTTGCCTTACACGGTAAAGGAAAACGAGAGAGCGGAGGACGTAGCGTATTACTATTACGGCGACCAAGGTAAAGTTTGGATGGTGTACCTTGCGAACAACATCATCGACCCATACACGCAGTGGCCAATGTCGAATGAAAACGTGGCAAAAACCATAGCAAAGAAGTATAAGACTCAGTCCGGTCAAACGACGGATGACGCAGTAATTTTCTGGTCAATGTCGACCAACACCAGCAACAACATCGTGCATTACGTGAACAACGCAGACCCAACGATCTTTGTCAGCAAAGATACGTACACCTACAACCCGTCCTTTATTAGCTCAGAGTGGACTGCGGTAAGGGTGTATGACTACGAGATGCAACTCAATGAAGATCGTCGTAACATCTACCTGATCAACGTTGCCTACGCAAACCAGGTGGAAAGAGATCTAGAAGCGGTGTTGAATGTCTAATGCTGGTGGAATCAAACAGGCAGGTGCGTTTACGTTAGACTCGTTCAAGGTTTCAAAGCTTGATGGGTCAAAGAGCGTCGACATACGCCTTATTATACACGCGTTCAACATAGTCGAGTCTATGTCGGCAGGGTCCATCCGTGGAACCGCCATGGTGTACGACTCTGGAGACCTCGTAACGAACTTTCCTTTGATGGGAGAAGAGTTGATCGAGATCACGTACACGGACTACTACGACATCAAAAGAACCGAGTTGATGTTCCTGTACGGTATTACCGACGTAGGTTATGCTCAGGAAAGCAGCGGAGGCATAACAAAGTACACGCTTAGTTTCGTGTCCCTTCCAAAAGTTTTCTCGGAAAACACTCGTGTTCAAAAGACATACAAGCCAAACACTGTCGATAACCTATCAAAGATCAGCGACTACGTAAAGTCGGCATACGAAGAGTATTACAAAAAGCCGGTCGAAGAGTTGGGCAAGACGCCAAAGAACATCGTGATCGAGTCGACTGATGGTCCTCAGGCATACGTCATTCCGCGTCTTACTCCAGAACAGACCATGCACTTTTTCGCGAGAAAGGCATATTCAGCAGCAAGCGATACGCAGTCGTTTAGATTCTTCGAGAGTCGTGAGATGTTCTTCTTTACGACAAACGAGTATATGATTGAACGACTTGATCCAAACGCCGGAAGACCGACTGACGGTCCAGGTGGTGGAGTAAGTATCCCTAGCGAGAAGACCATAGTTCCAATCTTTACCCGTAACTATTCTCCGGACCGTAACGCGGATCGTCAGTTAGCGGCAATGTCAGAACTTCTGGCCGTAGACTTTAGCGCAAAGGTGAATACCGTCGAAGACATCAACAAGGGTGCTTACAAGAAAGCCACCTATGAGATTGATGTATTGAATGGCACGATCACCAAGACAGAATACGACCACGCTCAAATCTTTAAGGAAGAGAAGCAAAAGCTCGTACACGACTCGAAGTTTATCGATGAGAGAATCTCGAAGGAAAAGGAACGATTTGTCATAAAGGACTATGCTTCCGTGGGTGCGACCACGGGCACGGACGTGAGAAACGAGATGTATTACACGAGTGTGTATAACGTCAAGCCTACCACGTTTTATCACTATGAGCGCAACAAGATCACGGCTACCATCTACGGCAGAAACAAAATCTTTGCCGGAAGTGTTATAGAGATTAAGTTAGCAGAAGCTACAAGCAAAACGGATTCGGTTAAAACCGACACCGAAAGAAGTGGTAAATACATCGTAGAGTCGGTTGATAACCAGTTCAACGAAAATATCTACACTCAGAAATTAGTATTATCAAGAGGCGGTATCGGCGCATGATAGGTGAAAATGGCTTTGACAATTTAGTATGGTTCATGGGTCTTGTTGAAGATAACAACGATCCTCTGAGCGGACGTGTGCGCGTAAGAGCCTTTGGATTCCATCCGCCTTACTCGGACGGTTTAGTCGCTACAGACGATCTTCCGTGGGCGCACGTGATACGTGACAGTAAGTTCGCATCTGTTCCGGATAACGGAGACCTTGTCGTCGGGTTCTTTACCGACGGCCGTGATGCACAACATCCGATCGTGATTGGCGTATTGAACAGCGCTAAGTTCTCGTTGCCTACGACATCAAACCCATACTCTTCGCCAGGAAACGTTGGGCAAACTCCTCCTACCGGTCAAGGCAAACCCGTTCCGGTTGGACAGGCGGCGAACAAGACATTGCAGCCATATCAACGTGCATTCCTTGATGCAACCGCTTCAAAGGAATCCGGTGGTGCGTACAACATTCGTTACGATGGTAAGGCCGGATCAACGTTCGACCTATCGTCCGGTCAACATCCAAACGTGCGAGTTCCCCTTGGAAACGGAAGTTATTCAACCGCTGCCGGTCGTTATCAGTTCACGTATAGCACTTGGCAAGAAATTTCTGGCGGTGCACCGTTTACTCCAGAGAACCAGGACTATTACGCCTACCAACTCGCAAAGCAACGTTACCCAGGAGACCTAGATGCCGAACTACAGGCAGGTGGTCTCAATTCGAATATTCTTACAGCGTTGACTCCAACTTGGGCCTCGTTTGCTCCAGGAAACCAAGCGTCTATCATCGCGACCTACAACCAAAGTCTGGCCGGTCAAGGTGTTGCTGCGCCAACCGCGAACACCGCAAATCCTATGGCCGCATACGAAAACCCATACGTTGCGCCTAGCCAAGACGCGGTTAACAACTTTGGCAACAGCGCGATGCCTCCACAAATCTCTGGAGAAAACCTACAACTCACTCCAGCGGTAATTCAAGCCACTGCCAGAAAAGACGTCGCGTTCTCTGGTGAGGGTGCGTATACCGTAAACGAACCGGGTGTTCCTATCGGAGGTTCGGTCAAGAGTTCTGTGTGGCACACTCGTCACGGTGGATCTTACATCGAGCTATCCGGTAAAACTGCGGATGAAGAATTTGTTAGCATAACCCATGCAAGTGGATCACGCGTAACCTTGGACTCTCACGGTAACGTAACGATCAAGGCGTTTGGTAAGTTACACATCTCGTCGGAAGGTGTAAGCGAAGACGTTTCGGACGGAACAAAGGTCGGTAACCATAAGGGCGGTTACATGCTTGAGGTCTCGGGTGGAAACATGGACGTCATGGTTCAAGGTGATTTGAACTTCGTGGCTACCGGTGACATCAACTTAAATGCCGGCAGAAAGGTGTCTGTAACTTCCGGTGATGCGATCAACGTATCTGGATCTAAGATTGCCCTAACCGCAAAGGTGGATGCAGTCGACATCGTTGCAGCACAGAAGCTTGCGTTGTACTCTGGCGGAACTGGTCTGAGCGTGAAGAGCGTTGAAGACATATTTATCCAAGGTAAAAACGTAAACCTTAAGGGTGATACTAACGCAGCCATTCAGGCAAAGGGCGGAATGTTGAGTCTCCAGAGCAAAGGTTCACTCGCTATGGCTGCCGAAGGAAACATCGGTATCGGAGCAGACGGTAACGTCGTTGCAAAGGGTGCACAGATTCATCTGAACGATGGAAGTCCTGCCGCTCCTGCATCTGCGGCCGACGCACTAGCCACGGTTTCGGCCAACGTTCCTGATCCTGTCTATGCAGGCATTTCAACCCCGACTAAACCACTCCCATCACCAAGCCACATCGCCGTAGAAATGTTAGACGAAAGTATCGTAGCATGAGTTGCAACACATTTAATTCACCTACATCAAAGTTCTCTGGTGCAGCTTTAACAACCGACCAGTTGAGAGCAAATCTATATAGCTTCAATAGTCTGATTGATATTCAAAACGATCCGGTAAAAAGATACGACGTTGTAAGCGTTGCACTTGCAATTAACGGAACGTACACACTTTTTAACAATATAGTTGATAAAACTCAGTATGAGTACCTTAATGACAGAATAACTCGTGGCATTATTCCTCCATCTGAGTACGCAGACTTTCTTGACCAAAGCAAAATTAGCCTAAGCGATATTAACGCTATGATGAATGGCCTATTGGTTGGACTTCAACCGTCTGATTATTTCACACAACTCGATCAATACTACAATAAGAACTTTGCAAATAGCCAAACCGGTGGATTCTGTTCACTATTTAACGGTGCAGTGATGCAACTTCTTTCATTGGTTTCTGGTGCGGCAAGTTTACTCAATCAATTGAAGAATGGTCTTGCCTCAATCATCGGGCAGTTGATGTCGTTAAAAGAACTGCTACATAATTTGGTTGACAAACTGAAAGATATGATGATCAAGCAGATCCAGAATATCGTTAATCAGGCGATGGCCCAGGTATCAAAGGTAATTGGTGCCGCAACGTTCTTTATCAATAAGGCTAAACAGGTTCAGGCCTTCTTTAGTGATGCAAATATAGCGAGTCTAAAGGCAAAGATCGAAGAGATTATGTCACAGATGGCTGGAGGTTACGAAACGTTAACTCCGGAAGTAATAGCATATCTGCTATTTAGACTATGCCAATTGAGTGAAGTCGTAACCAACTTCATGAAATCACCGGTAGACGGATTAAACGCCTTAATTAGTAACTACGCACAGCAGGAATTGGTACTCACCAATGTCTCGAGAGAGGCTACGTTGAGAGCCGTTCAGGCTGGCGGATTTAGAATGGACCCCTTTGAAGTAGCAAGACTCAAGGCCGAGGCTGCGTCTAAAATCAACTCAGACTATTCAGGCGAAGGTTCGGTGGATCCGGCAAGTTACATCACGATGGGTTTCACTCAAGAAGAGATTCAGATGGTTATGAACCTTACCGATGCCGGAAACCAATACCTTAAATTCAATCCTCAGGTGTTGTCTCAGGACGACCCGGTTGAAGGCGCTGGCTACAAGTACGTTAAGAACGAAGTGTGGATGAGGATCTTCAGAATCTCAAAAAGAATGGGGATAACGCTTTATTGCAACAGCGGATACCGTAGCCCTTCATATAACGCTAAACAAAAAGGTGCTGCTAAAAGTAGTCTTCATATGTCGGGAATGGCATGCGACATCAGTATGAATAACGTTCCAAAGTCTAGAATTCCTGAATACATCAAGTATGCAAGTCAGGAAGGATTCGGCGGCATGGAATATTACGGCGGAGATAACTTTGTCCACACCGACATTGGCAACAGACGCAGATGGTTCCCAGGAAACGGTTCACTTCCTAACCCGATTGAAGACGCGCTTCGCATCCATATGAAGGACGGATTTAGAACCGGAAGACCGCCTGACCCTGTACCACCAGCAACACCATCGACTCCGGCGACACCACGCTTCGGACTTCAATAAGAGGAATACGTCATGGCCATCACACCATTAACGCGTAAAAAAGAGACGTATTCAGACTTCTATAAAGATCTGACTATCAGTCCGGTCAACTTTGACCTTGCAAGAAAAACCGACGAGGAGTCGATCAAAGAATCAATTCGTAACTTGGTCTTAACAGATCGAGGCGAAAGGTTATTTCAACCTGAGATAGGTTGCGACATTCGAAAGATCCTGTTCGAAAATATTGGCCCAGAAACCATCGTTACCGCGCGCGAGATGATCAAATCCACGATTACAAACTATGAACCACGCTGTGGACTCATTGGTGTAGACGTGTATGGAGCGAACGACAGCAACAGCATCAGTGTTACCATTACGTTCCATGTTATAAATAAACAAGAGCCAATTACACTCAATCTAACAGTTGACAGGGTACGATAATGACGTCAAATGCACCAATAACAGAATTAGACTTCGATCAAATTAAGACGAATCTAAAGACGTACATGAAGGGTCAGGCCCAATTCGCTGACTATAACTTCGAAGGCTCAAACCTTTCTGTTCTTCTTGACGTCTTGTCCTACAACACCTACCAAAACGGTTTCTTCACCAACATGGCGATGAACGAAATGTTCCTCGACTCGGCGCAGCTACCGGCTTCAGTCGTGTCGCACGCAAAGGCGTTGAACTACGTCCCAAGATCAAGAACGTCTGCAAAGGCGAAGATCAACGTGACCCTTGCGTGTAACGATACGCCGACGTTTGTCGTCATTCCTGAGAAGACTCGATTCGTCGCCAAGTGTGGAACGAAGTCCTTTAACTTCTACAGCGATACCGCCGCAACGATCTATCCGGTCAGCGGAGTCTATACGTATTACGGTCTTGAGGTTTACGAGGGTCGTTACGTCGACGAGTCCTTCTACGTTTCTGGCAGCACGCAAAAGTACCCACTTTCCAACGCTAACATCGACATCTCAAGTGTTCGTGTCTATGTAAAAGAATCATCGAGCGCATCGACCGAAACGGAGTACACCCGTCAAACATCGTTGTTTGGTGCCACCGCTACGTCTGAAGTGTTTTATATTCAGGCAAAGAATGACACGCAATATGAGTTGATCTTCGGTGAAAACATCTTCGGCATTCAACCCGTAAATGGAAACATCGTACGAGTTGAGTATCGTGTAACGGCTGGAGAAGAGGCAAACGACATCATCAGCTTTGCTCCATCAGGAAACATCCAAGGCTATCCTGCAACTTCGGTCTTGAACCAGAAGTCTGCCGATGGATACGAAAAGGAAGGTATCGAGTCGATTCGTTACTTTGCTCCACGTGCTTTGCAGGTACAGGACAGAGCCGTAACCGAAAACGACTACGAGATCCTACTGAAGAACCATTTCCCAGAAATCCAGGCCGTGTCGGTTTATGGTGGTGAAGAACTTAACCCTCCAAGATACGGTAAGGTAATCATCGCCGTCGACGTGCAAAACGCTTACGGTGTTTCTGAAAACAACAAGGTGAAGTACGCGACCTATCTTCGTGATAGATCGCCGGTTGCTATTCAACCTATCGTTATCTCTCCTGAGTTTATGTATCTATCAGTTGATACCAACGTGTACTTTGACACGAAGAAAACGGCAAGCTCTGAAGCGACGATTCGCCAAGAGGTTCTTGACTCGATCCTTGCATATAACGACGCAAACCTAAGCAACTTCAAGACGGTGTTTAGAGCTTCTCGCCTATCGGCTGCAATCGATGATGCAGATCCGCACATCCTGTCTAACGACCTTACTGTGCTTGCTATCATTCCTTTGAACCCTACGTTAAACTCGCCTAACAACTTTGACATCACGTTTAACAACGCTCTTACTGTCGATCACCCGTTAACTTCTGGAGAGGTTATTGAATCGCACAAGCCGGCAATTAAGTCTTCGACGTTTACCTATGACGGATCAATCGCGTTTATTCAAGACAACGGTTACGGTGTATTGCAGGTTATTAAGACTGCCGGCAATTCGTTTGTTTACTTAAACGCAAATATCGGTTCGGTAGATTATGAAACAGGTCGAGTCATTATCAAGAAGTTTAACGTGTCTGCATACGACGGAACCGATATTAGACTTTACGGTAGAACAAGAACCACAACCATTGAACCGCCAAAGAACAGAATCTTAACTATTCGCCAACAAGATATTACTATTAATGTCGCTGGAGTTAACTAATGTCACTCGACAATTTCACCAAAGAAATATCTCAACTTATTGAGTCGCAATTCCCTGCGATATATCGTGAAGACGGTGAAACTCTTGTCGCGTTTATTCAGGCATATTATGAGTTTCTTGAAAGCAGTAATAAGTACACGTATAATCTCGGTCGTCAAATGTTTGACATCGACGACGTCGACAGCACTTTAGACGAATTTATTTACCACTTTAAAGAGACGTATCTAGCCGACTTTCCTTATAAGTTAGAGACCGATAAGCGATTTGCGATTAAGCATATTGGTGATTACTACAAATCAAAGGGATCTGAAAGATCACTCCAACTCCTGATGAAGCTTATCTTCAATCAGGACGCAACCGTTTATAAACCAAGCAACGACATTCTCAGAGCGTCAGACTCTCAGTGGTATAAGCCAAGATATTTGGAAGTTACTAAGACCGCCAGAAATAAAACGTATCTAAACCAGCAAATCATCGGTGCACAATCTGGTGCAAAGGCTTTCGTCGAAAGTGTGGTACAAAAGCGTGTTAAGGGTAAAGTCTTCGACGTATTTTACATCAGTTCGCTTCAGGGCGACTTTGAGACCGGTGAAAACATCGTCGTATCAGATGGTATCATCGAGGGGTCTCCTCGTGTCGTTGGATCGTTGTCAGAGATCACAATCGACCTCGGTGGTAGAAACAACGCGATCGGTGACATCTTTAAAGTCGTCACGTCTGACGGTCTTCAGGGTAGGGCAAAGGTTTCTAGCATACGAGCTGCGACTGGTCGTGTGGACTTTGCGATTGCAAACTCAGGTTGGGGTTACACCACAGGATCCGACACAGACGTTTACGTGTCGAAGGCGTTGTTGTTTGTGAACAACTCGATCAACGATAGTTACACAGCAAACACTCTCTACTACACGTATGAGACGGTTTATCAACCAGTTGAAACCATCAAGGTAATTTCAGGCGCTGCAGTTCTTGCGGCAAACGTCGGAAGTTACCTTTACGGTATGGCAAACACTACGAGTCAGGTCGCCAACGCGGTGATCGTAGCGATCGCAAACACTGATGCCCTCGGAGCGATTACAGCAACGCCTACCTCTAACGGCATCATCACAGTCATAACAAGTTCCGGCACATTCGCCGATCAGCGCGTCTTGACGATGAACACAACTCCTAACTTTGCTACCGGAGAAGTTTTGTCCGAACAAGGTACGTATGAGTTGGGCTATACAAACCTAACCGGTTCTTTCCAACTCGGCGAAGTCGTTGAACAGTACACGAGAGAGCCTGTCTCTAACACGGCTACGAACTACGCGTTTGGTACGGTCACAGTTTCTGGCACTGGCACGATGACTCTTCAACCGGCATGGGGAACGTTCGACACGTCTGCAACCGCAGCGCTCGTTGTCGGTAAAACTTCTGGTGCGTATGCGCTTCCCACATCATTTGTGGTAACGACTCCTGGTGCAAAGGGAATCGTCACAAACATCACTGGAAACGACGTGACCGTGACGACCACTTACGGAGCATGGGACATCAGCAGCGCGGTAAGAAGCGACAAGACCAGAATCATTCGTATCATCACGAACAGTACCATAGGTGGAGCGACCACGGTTTACCTAAACGGTCTTGCGACATCTAACGCACTTATTTCGCAGGCAAACGCAACTCCGGTTTCTGGTATGGTTGTCGGTCAAAACACCACGGCTATCGGATTGTATGGTAACACGTCTGCGTTCTTCTTTTCAAACGCCTATCCGACATACGTGTACACCAGAAGATCAGACTTGGTATCTCCTCCAAGATACGCGAACAACCAAATCATCGAGGTGAACAAACAGATCCTTCGTATCGCCGGTGGTGTCGGAGCAAACTTTGAAGTTGGTACTCTGGAAGACATCGAGTCTAACGTTACTCTTTACACCGACATCATCGGGGCAAACAACGTTTCAGGTTCCAGATTTGTCGACACAAAGATCGATGGAAGAGGATCGGGTTTCGGTTACGTCACGAGTATGACCATCAATAGCGGTGGTACTGGGTACGCTAACCTTCAAACGGTTTCATTCACGGGTGGTGGATATGGAAACGGTGACCCTCTCATCCCTGCGGTGGGAACCGTGACAACAAATGCTTCCGGCGTGATCACGTTGATCACTATCAACACAA